CTATCTGTATCTAAATCAGACTCAGTAAGCACTGAACCTGAAGCATAGTCAGTTAGTCTTGACGTTTGTGACGTTTTACGTCTAATCTCAATAGCCGCAAGGTTAGCAGGTGGACTAGCAAAAGTCAGAGTCGTTCCTGCCGCATTTAGAGTAAATGTAGTGTTTACCCCTGCAACTGTGGCTGATAAATCTGCTGTACTTCTATAACTGAACGGTATAGAATACGTACTTGTACTGCCGTTTCCAGTATATCTTACAAAACTATTAGCCATTTAATTCCTTAATTTTATTGTTTTATCTAAAAGGGGTACTTTATTGCGTTAGTATATCTATTGCACTTTTAGCCGCTTCATACTTAGATTTTTCAAACTCATCTTGCTCTTCTATTATCTGTTTTAACTCAGGAAATTCCTCAAACATCTTCCAATATGCCGCTCTTTCTACTCCTCTAACAAGACCCATAACAAAATCTGTTTGAGCGTTCTTACCTTTAATCATACCATCAGGCATTTTGTATAAGTCACTTGTCTTATCTGCAATAATTTTTTCTAAATATTGTTTTAGTGAGTATTTTTTACCTGTATATTTAGAAGGATTCTTAATAATAACTCCACGTTCATTAAATCTTATATCTTGTTTTAGCTCTAACCATCTGTCATAAGCTGTTTGATACTTGTCATTTCTAATGGTTCTTAAATCAATCTTTGTATATGGGTCTTTTTTAGCAGGTGGTAAATAATTAAACTCTCTATCTTTTATCCATTTTGCTGTTGCTGTATTTTTAAAATTAGTCATAGCAAATGGTGTAGACCATAAACCTGTTTCACTTCCTAATCCAAATAACCAACCTGTTTTTCTGTTAATTACTTCACCTAACATATTTCTTTTAGGCATAGTGTGAGCTTTGTTAGACCATAATTCAGCAGGGTCTAATGTTCTTAATCTATCAGACAAAGTAAATAACTCTCTTTCCCATTCATCTGTAATTCTGTTACTATATCTAAGACCACCTGATAAAGGTGTTATCTTAAATAAACCTCTTGATAATGCCGCACTAAATACATATTCAGGTTTTCTAGCATTTAGGTAATCATCACTTAATATTAAATTTATAGTTTCTACAATATTTTTTGTGTAAAACTTAGAAGTAATATTTCTTGTTAATGTTGCTACTGCACCTAGTGCTAACTCTATGTTTTGGTCAGCAACGTATTGTGGCATATCTTCATTTACTTCTAAATACTTTTGAACTTCTGCATACATATCTGCCGCTATAAAGAATGGTGTAAAGATAGGGTCAAGTCTATTTAATGAAATGTATCTCCCATCATTTGTAACATAAGAGTAGGGTTGCCACCCTGTATTTTGTTCTCTTTGTTTATTAATTCTGTAATCTCTTGAACCACCACCCGTAAATTTACCTAACATAGCAAACGTAACTGCTGAAACCCATAGTAACCAACCCATCTGTATTCTTGCATTTGCTTCTGCCGCCGCTTCTGGGTTTAAATATTTTTTCTTTCTTAATGGATTTAGTGAAGTTAAACCTGCTGATGCTTTTCTTGTAAATCCTTTAAATGTACCTTTTTCTGCCGCATCTTCAGCTTCAGCTAACATGTGTCTCATTTGAAACTGGTATCTACCTAAGAATGGTAAATGCTGTGCGTTCCATCTTAACAAGTTTGATGGTGTATTAATAAAGTGAAGACCAAATGCTCTTAACCATTTACCACCACCTGATGTATTTTTTAATATCCAACCAGTAAGTTGTCCTTCATCTTTATTAGTTACTGGGTTTCTTGAATATGCTGATTGTGTGTATGAACCTTCTCTAGCATATTGTAATGGTGAATTTAATATTTCATCTAATCCTCTTCCAACATCTACTGCTCTACCATTTTCATCTATAAATTCTGCTTGTATTTCTTTCTTTTTTTCTATATATTTTTTTCTAAACTGGTCACCTTTTAATAAACTAAAATCAGGATTTTCTGCTAATATTCTTGAATTAATAATAGATGCCATTCTACCTTTAAACAACATACTTTTTAAAAACTCATCACCTGCTGACAATACTCTCATAGGTAAAGTAGTTAATGCCGCTACAGGTTCTACTACACCTCTTTGTATAACTCTACCTAATAAAGGTATATTATCTGTACCTGCTTTTCCCCATTCATTAATCCATCTTTGTAATTGACCTTGACGTATGTGATTGTCAAACTTCATTTGTTGTGAATCTAATATAGGTCTTCCAAACCAGAAAGATTTACCTGCTTGTTTTAGTGCATGTGGCATGTAGACAAATTGATAAGTTAAAGTTTGTAATGCTTCTCTCATAATAACCATAGCTCTATGAGTATCTCTTGTTGTCATGTTAGCACCTCTTAATAACATAACCGCAGGTTTCCACAATACTTGTGTTAGACCAGATACAATGTTTAGTATGTGTGTATCAGGAGATGAAAGTAAGTTATTGTTTACATATTCAGCCGCTAAACCCCAACCATCTGCTTTTCTAGCATTTTGTAAAGCAAGTATAACATCTTCATTATCTGTAAGCATACCTACTTTTTTCCAGTATTCTTCAGGATTGTCTTGTTTTAGTTTGTGCATAGCAGGGTCTTCAGGTTTTACTTTTAACTCTGCCGCTCTTGTTTTATCTTTTACAACTCTACCTGCTGTAGTAGCTCTAGCTCCTGCTGATTGTAATTCTATTTGTTGTTGTAATAATTCTGTGTAACCTTCATCACGTCTATTTAATTCTGTTAATATTTCTTTTCTTTCTTTTACACTTAAATCTGTTCTATTTAACTCATTACCTAGTTTAACAATATCATCAGCTTCTCTAGCAATAGCATCAGCGTTAGCTATAATGTATGCAAACTGCTCTCTAATCTTAGGGTCTTTAGACATTTGGCTAACAACTTTTCTTAAATTGTTACCATTAGCTCCAACTTGTTCTGCACGTTTAATCATCTCATCTAACGTAACTTTGTTAGTTGGAATCTCATCATTAGCTATCATGTCTTTTACTTTGTTTTTAATGTAAAGACGATAACCACCTTTTTTGTATTTTGTTAAATTTATGGGGAATCCTTTGGACGGTTTGTCCTTGCTTGTAATTTTATCTTTTCTAAGATTTTTTATTCTTTCAGAAGTAGTTTCACCTTTTAATGTACTTCTAGCTTCTATCTGGTCTACTTCTTCTTTGCTTAAATTTTTGTATAATTTAGTATTAGGTTTTTTAACAGACAAATCATTAAATAATTGTTTACCAGTTATGTTACTTCTACCATAGTTATGTATATCATTTAACTGCTTAACAGCAGTATTTTTCATTTGTCTATTTTTTAATTTAAAACCACCATAACCAAATGCACCACCAAATACAGTGCCAAAACCAAATCCTGCAAGTGAACTTAATCCTGCTTGTTTAAAACTAAATTCATCTTGTACTCCTGATTCTATAGCAGTAGTTTGTAACATAGCGTCTTGACCACCTGCAATAACTGCATTTATTTGTCCTTCGTATAATGCACCTTTAGCTATAGCGTTTCCTAATAATTTCTTTTCATTTTGTTTAGCAACTTCTAACAAAGCTCTTTCATTAATTTCTTTAGCCATTTTACCTTTAAGAGCTTCTTTTAATGCTACTTTATAACCTTGTTTTGCAACTTGACCACCAACACCTACACCTATTAAGTTTACTGGGTCAGCTATCATAGCACTACCATTGTCTATCAACCAACCTGCAAAACTTCTATTAGGGTCGTCCCACCATGAAGGTAAAGCATTGTAAGTTTGTTGTATGTATGAAAATTCTTGTACTCTCATTGGGTCTTCTTCACCCATAACATTAGCCATATCCATACCCATAGACACTGTATTGTTGTTTCTCCAAGACCTATCTTCATAAAAGTAATCTAATAAATCTTCGTGAGCCATAGTTTCAAATCTAGGGTCAGCTTCTCTATAAGAGTAATAAGATTTTAGCGTATTGTAAAATTTTTCTGTTTGTATTTCCTCTAACGCTTGTTTACTATTTTCAGCTTTTTGTAAATCTGAAAGATTATCATTAGCGTCAAGCAGGTCTAATGTTGCCATTATTTAGTTGCTCCTATAAATTGATTAATACCTTTTTGTATTTGTGTAGCTGTAATGTTACTACCAATAACTGCTTGTATATCTCTTATCATTTGATTTAAGTCAGCTTGGTCTATAGCTTCCAACATTTCTGCTGTTATACCACCTTCTCCTAATGTGTCTGTTAAGAACTTAGCTACAAATTTAGGATATTCTTTATCTTCAAATATTTTTCTATCTGTGCTATCAAGATTTCCAAATGTAGCATCTTTACCAAAGAAACTTAAATCTGGTTTTGGTAATTGTTCTTTTATTAAACCTTTCTTTTCTTCTAATGCACTATCAACTTTGCTAAACACTTCTGTTATACCCATGTCTTTGTATTTAGTTTGTTTAGCTTTTTTCTCTGCTTCTATCTTTTCTATCTCAGCTTCATATTCTGTTATTGGTTTAATCTCTGCATCAATGTTTTCATTCTCAAACATTTTCATCAATACTTTTCTACTTAAATCTATGAAATCTTGTCTTTCTAACATACTAGGTTCTTTACCATCATTTTCTAATTTGTATCTTTCTTCAAAAGCATGTATTTCTTTAATCATGTAACTTTTAGCTTTTGCTTTAGCTAATGCACCATTTTCTTTTAGTTTACCAATGTCATTTGTAAATATACCTGCAACTGCATTTACGTTAGACGTAATACCTGCTGAGTATATAGCGTCAGTAGTATGAATAGGTTTTTTGCCTTTATCTTTTTCTGCTTCGTATGATTTATAATATGTAAGAGCCGCACCCCACTCGCTAGTAGGTATGTTTTCTTGTACTAAAACATCTAACACATCTTTTTGACTTTCATATTTACCTGAATAAATGTCTGAAACTATTGTATCAAAAGCCTGTGGGTCAGTGTTAGTAAATCTATCTTTTTTAATCATGTTATCAAAAGCTGTTAAATAAGATGGTTCACCGTATGCTTCTAATTTTTCTCTTAGTTGTAATTTTTCTTCATAAGTTTTTGGTACTTTAATAAGACTACCATCATCATCAGTAAATTCATTATCTTTGTTAGCTTCAGCAAATATATTTTTAACATCTTCTTTTTCTGCATTTGCTTTATCTTCTCTTTCTTGTACTTCTAAAGCTCTTCTTCTTTTTGCTAGTTTTTCTTTTAACAATAATACTTTATCATTTTTTCTATCTGTAATTCTACCACGTGGTTGACCATCAGCACCTACACCTAAATCCATATTAAGTAATATATCAGCTCTATCTAAATCTTCTATTGTTTTTGCTTCTATAATAGTTGATTCTATTTCTTTTAATAATACAGATTGTTTTTCATCATTAGTAAATAATGTATTAGGCTTATCACTACCATCAGTGTTAGGAACTTGCATAGACAAATTATCCCAAGTTTCTACTAATTTTTCTTTTAATTGACTTGTAGGAATAGAAGATATAATTGTTCTACCTTCTTCTATTTTTTTCTCAGAAGCATAAACACTTCTTTTTTCTGCATCTTTTATTGCTTCATCTGCTTTGTATTGATTAAATGCAGACGCAAAACCTGTAGTAAATGAATTATCTGCTTCATTAAAATTTGGTAAATATTGTTCGTAGAACTTTTCTAAAGTTTGTTCTGGGTTTTTAAAATCATATTTATTTTTATTAGCTTCAATAGTTTTAATAGTTTCAGCCGCTTTTACTTTACCTAAATGAAACTGTGTAGTTTTTTCTATAAACTTACCTGTTAAATCTGGGTGTTTACCTGCTAATATCTCTGCTTGTATGTCTTCCATCTTTTTACCAGAAGCATACAAAGATTGTACTTTTTCTATAGCTTCATCTTTATCTTGGTCTATTTTTACATTTAATAATTTTTGACCTGTAAGAGCACTTTCTTGCAATTTTTTAGCTAACTCTAATCCTTCAGTTGTTCTTGCTGAAGCTACATAGCCCTCAAAGCCAGAGCCCATGTATTTATTTTTTACTCTTGATTTATATTTTGCCATTATGTTTTCTTAGCCTTTGTTGCTGTATCATAATTTATATATCCTTGTGCACCAGTTGTTGCTAGACCTAATAACAATCCTGTTCTACTAGGCTCTACTACTGGCTGTAAACTGTTGTATACTTTAGACATGTTTGCGTATGCGTCAGTTGTTTGAGCGGCAAGTGTAATCATGTCACCTTTGTAATCTCTATTTATTTCTGTGTATTCATCATTATACAATGAACCTATGTCTTGGACTATAGCAACTGCATTACCTGCATTTAAGTTAAGTGCTTGTGCTAGTTTCTTTTTAGATTCTTGTTTTGTTTTAAATTCTGCTACTGTTTTTTCTTGGTCAGCTTGTACTTTTTCTTGGTCTATTTTATTAATGTCACGCATGTAAGCCACTTGTGCATTTTCTCTTGTTCTATCATTAGCGGCACGTTTACTAGCGGCTAGAGCTTTTTGTTCTCTGTATTCTTGTACTTGACCAACAGCACTAATTGCTGTTAATGCTAGTTGGGCTTGTGGTACTCCGCACATCTATTTTATTTACCTCTTTCATCATTAATAAAAATGGCATTTTACCAATACCATAATCGTTTATTTTTTCTTTAGGTTCAAATCCTAAAAACTGTAACCATTTTAAACTTTTCCAATTTCGTTGGTCTACAAAATTGTATATGTATTCGTAGCCTTGACTCATTTGTGCTACCCAATACGGACATTCTTTTAAAAATTGTTTAGTATGTTTAAATAAATCTTCACTAGACAATAACCATGCAACACCATATTCAGGTAGTTGTGTAGGATTACTGCCAAACATTCCTATAACACCTTCTTTTTCTGTACCTATAATACTGTATATTTTTGCATTATCATAAGTAAAAGGTGTTACTAAAGCTCTTAACGGACTGTGTCCATCAGAAGCCATAATCTCTTCTCTATCACCTTTTCTAATTTTAGGAGATAACTCCAACGCATCTGCTATTATAGCTTTACGTACATAATTTTCTTTAACCATTATATCCTTCTTGAACGTGTATGGTAATAACCTTCAACTTCAGCATCAGCAATATACACTGGTAGATGTGAGTCGCTTTTTATATCCATAACAAATTCTGTGT